GGTGGACATGAAGGACTTCGGCAGTCCTTCTATGCAGCACTGGCAGGTCGGAGGCTCGTAATGCTGAAATTCAGCGTAAAGGCAGACGGATTTGACGCGCTGCAGGAAAAGCTCTCGCAGGCCTGCACCAAAGCAGAGCATATTGTTGCAACGCAGGTGCGGAAGGACACAAGCCCATATGTGCCGTTCCTGACGGGCTCTCTCGACCAGAGAACAATGGTGGACGGCAATGCGATCATCTATCCGGGGCCGTATGCACGGTTTTTGTATTACGGGAAAGTCATGGTTGACCCGGAGACGGGCAGCACATACGCGCCGAAAGGCGGAACGAAGGTTCTGACAGACAAAAACCTTGTGTTCACGACATCCGGACACGCGCAGGCACAATCGCACTGGTTCGAGGCTTCAAAGGCTGAGAATCTTGACAAATGGATTCGAGTTGCAGATAAGGCGGTGAAAAATGGGCTCTGAAAAAGAAAAAAAGCTTGTTTCTTCCGAGGAAGAACAGGACATATCCAGAAAAATGATGGTTTGGGTAAATTCGTTTTCGGATGACGATCTACCAGCTGCGACCATCAATTATGAGTTTCTCGCCGCCGATTCTGCAAGCGTGGCTCTGTCCGTGATTCAAGGCGCGTACATCACAAGAAGGTACTTACTCGGTGGGCATGAGGCAGAATACCAGTTCAAAATCATAGCCCGTATCAAGCCGGGCGGGAGTAACGACAAGCGCCTGAAAGCTGATGCGGTACTGAACCGCTTCGGGGATTGGGCGATGCAGAATTATCCGTCTCTGGGAGATGGCGTTCGTGTCCGCCGAATGGAAGCGGTCAGCCGCGCAGCGGTATTCGCCGTGTACCAGGGCGGATGGGAAGACCATCAAATTTTAATGAAGATGAAATATGAGGTGATTTAACTATGGCAGATATGACCTTTAACACCACTGCTGGCCAGACCATTGACCGCGAATTGCTGATCGCATACCTGAATACCGGCGAGGCGTCTACGCCTGTCTGGTCTCCGTTCGGCAAACGCGTCACGGATTCCAGCATGGAGTACGATTGGCAGGAGGATTCCAGTAAGGATATTCTCGGCACTACAAGAACCACCATGAAGAAGCCCATCATCACGCAGAGCTTTGACCCGTGCGAGCTGGACGCAGGCGACGCGGCGCTTGTCAAGCTGTGGAACCTGGCTGTCAAAGACCAGGACGCAGCAGCACTGGCGAATCAGGACGTTCTTATCGTTCATTTTTACGCAGGCACAGCCAAGACAGCAGTCTTCGCGGAGCGTTACGACGGCACAATGGTCAAGCCCGCAAGCCTCGGCGGTGAGGGTGGCGGTTTTGTTGGCATGCCGTTCGATGTGACGCTGGGCGGTACGCGCACGACCGGAACGGCTGCGGTCGGCAGCAACGGTGCAGTTACGTTTACGGCTGATTCTGCTGCGTAAGGAGGGGCTATAAATGGCAGATATCAGATTTGATACTGGTGTACAGTCCTTCCAAATTAACGGCGGCGTGAGTGTAGAGTTCAACCCTACGGACAGCGAATTCGCGAAAAAGCTGTTTTCGCTGTTCGAAGAGTTGGAATCCAGGCAGCATGAATACGCAAAACGCGCCGAAAACGAGACGGACCCGAAAAAAATTCTCGATTTGGCAGATCAGTTCGACGCGGAGATTCGCGAAAAAATCGACGGAATTTTTGGAAAGCCGATTTGTACTGAAGTGTTCAGGACAAACGTAATGGCGCTTGCAAATGGTCTGCCGGTATGGGCGAATCTTATGCTTGCTGTCATCGACGAGATGGACGCTGGTTTCGATCTCGAAAAAACCAGACTGAGCCCAAGAGTAAAACAGTATACGGACAGATGGGCGAAAAGAAAGCGCTGATCTACGCGCTCCCGACGTCAGCCGAGATAAACGGCAAAACATATCAGATTGAATCAGATTATAGAGCGGTGCTGGATATCCTCGCCGCTCTTTCTGATAAAGATTTGACGGAAGAGGAGCGCACCATTGCCGCCCTTGAGATATTCTACCCTGACTTTGACGATATTCCGTTTTCAGATTATGAGGAAGCACTGCGGAAATGTTTCAGGTTTATTGACCACGAGCAAGACCAAAAGGAGCAAAAAAAGCAGCCGACGTTGATGTCGTGGGAGCAGGACTTTGAGATGATTGTCGCGCCCATCAACAGAATTGCAGGCTGCGAAATCCGTGCATTGGAATATCTGCACTGGTATACTTTTTTGTCCTATTATCAGGAAATTGGGGACTGCCTGTTCGCCCATGTGGTAAGTATCCGGGACAAGAAATCTCGCGGGAAGCCTCTTGACAAGCAGGAACGAGAGTTCTACAGGCGAAACCGTGAAATTATTGATTTGAAAACGAATTACACAGACGCAGAAAAGGATATTCTGGCAGCGTGGGGCGTCTCAAAATAAGGTGGTGAGAAAATGGCAGATGGGAAAATCGTTGTGCAGGCGGAAGTTGATGCAAAAAAAGCACAGCGGGAGCTTGATAAACTTACGGCGAGAATCGACAAGCTGGAAACCGATTTGAAAAAGAGCAGTGGCGAGCAAAGCGGGATCAAGGCACAGCTTGACGCGGCAAAGGAATCCGCAAAACAGGCAGAAAATGCGCTGAAATCGTTGCGCGCTGAATCCGAGCGGCTTCGGAAGATCACGTCCGGCGAGGTGTCTGCATCTCCCGATGCGTATATTTCTGCATATAGTCGGCAATCCGAAGTCGCTGCACAGATTAAGGAACAGGAAGCGCGTCTGAAAGAGCAAGACAAGATCGTTGAGAGCCTGGACGGAAAGTACGCAAAAATTACGGACAAGGTAATGGAGCAGACCTCCGCGCTGGACGCGGCGAAGACACGCGCAGGAGAGCTTACGCGAGAGATTACGAGCGCAAGCGGAGCGTCCGAACGAATGGAGCATGCCGCAAAAAGTGTTTCCGACAGCATGGACACGTTCGGCAAGCGTGTTTCTGGGCTTTTTAAGCGTGTCCTTGTATTCTCTCTGATTACTAGAGCGCTGCAAAGCCTGCGGACATGGCTCGGGAAAACAATCATGCAGAATGAGGAGGCGCGTGCAGCGGTTGCGCGGCTTAAGGCGGCGTTTTTGACGCTGGCCCAGCCGATTCTTCAAGTCGTGATCCCCGTTTTTGTGAAGCTTGTGGACATTCTGACACAGGTTGTTACAGCTATCGCAAAGTTTTTCGGCATGCTGTCCGGCAAAAGCTGGGGCGCGCAGGTCGCAGCGGCAAAAGGGCTGAATGCGGAAAAAGAAGCAATCGAGGGGGTAGGCTCCGCAGCTGAAGACGCCAGCAAGAGCATGGCGAGCTTCGACGAGATCAACCAGATTACCAGCAATCAGGCATCTGGAGGCGGTGGCGGCGCAGGCGGGGCGGCGTCTACGGATATCGCGCCGGATTTCTCAAACCTCGACATGGCGGAGGATAAACTCCACGATATTCTCGGCCTAGTAGGTGCGATTGCAGCCGGGCTGCTCGCATGGAAAATTGCAAGCATGTTTACAAACGATTTGAGCAAGATTGCCGGGATCGCTCTTGCAGCAGCTGGTGCGTTTGCACTTGTGTATTTCTGGCTAGACGCGTGGAAGAACGGAATTGATTTACAAAATTTCCTCGGAATGCTTGCGGGGCTTGCCGCGCTTGCTGCCGGACTTGCAATCGCATTTGGCCCGATAGCAGCAGGCATTGCGCTTGTTGTGGGCGGTCTTGCTATGCTTGTTGTCGGAATCAAGGATGTCATTGAAAATGGCTTCAATTTAGTAAATACGCTTACGATCATCGCGGGGCTACTTGCCGCCGGTATCGGCATTTCGCTTCTGACGGGTAGCTGGATTCCACTCCTGATTGCGGGATTTGCCGCCGCTCTGGTTGCACTTGTTTCCTTTACCGGACATGGCGAAGAACTAATCGAAGGCCTGAAAAATATCATAGACGGCTTCGGAAAATTCTTCAAGGGTGTGTTTACGGGAGACTTAAAGCTTGCTGCAGAAGGCGCGAAACAAATTTGGGAAGGGCTTAAGCAGACGTGGAATGCCATCATAAACTCCATCAAATATGCATGGGATATGTTCATTACATGGCTACAATCAAAAAGCCCCATGCTCGCGGCGATTTTCCAGACATACGGAACCTTTATATCCGGCCTATTCAACAGTATAAAGCAGTGGCTAAGTGGAATCATCGAGTTTATCAGCGGCGTTTTTACCGGAGACTGGACAAAGGCGTGGGAAGGAGTAAAGGATATATTCAAGGGAATCTGGAATGGAATCATTACCGCTGTTGAATATGCGATAAACTTTATCATCAACGGTATAAACCTCCTAATCTCCGCGCTGAATACCATTCATTTCGAGGTCCCTGATTGGGTTCCTCTAATTGGCGGTAGGTCTTTCGGAATTAGCATTCCCCTAGTGAGCAACGTTGCGCTTCCTCGTCTCGCGCAGGGCGCAGTCATTCCACCGAACCGCGAATTTCTCGCCGTTCTCGGCGACCAGAAGAGCGGGACAAATATTGAGACGCCGCTTGCTACGATGGTGCAGGCGTTCAAACAGGCCATGAATGAAACGGGCGGAATGGGAGGCCGGAGCATTACAGTCGTGATGCAGGTCGATAAGCGCGAGTTTGCCCGCGCGGTATATCAGGCGAACAACGACGAGACGCAGCGTGTTGGCGTTCGTTTGGCGGGGGTAAGAACATGACAAGCGTATTGAGTCTTGATGGGAAAGCGTATCCGAATCTGCACGTCGTGAGTCTGAAACGTTCGTTTTCCGTGCTCGACGGCGACAATGCCGGGCGCGTGATGACCGGCGCAATGACGCGCGACATCATCGGCACCTATTACAATTACAGCCTGGAAATTGATTCAGTGACATCGAACCCCGAGGAATACGACGAGTTTTATGAAACGATCTCCGCACCGGCAGACAGCCACGTACTGACAGTCCCCTATGCGCAGACGACCATGACGTTCGACGCGTATGTTGCAAATGGCGACGACGAGCTGGCGTCCAGCTATGCCGGGAAAAACAGCTGGCAGAACCTGACCGTCAATTTCGTTGCCATGAAACCGAAGAGGACCCCGGCATGAGCGTAAGAGTGGTATATGAAGACGTCGCGGTCGGCGCAGCAGATGCGTCGACGGTAACGACGACGGCGAAGAAAGACTTTGCGAACCCTGCCCTGCTCCCCTACGGCACGGACGCCGGGCTGCTGGCGTCCTGCGAGCAGAACCAGTGGGTCCTAGACGGGACGCGCGGCCTGCTCGGGAGCAAACGGGCCGCGTTCTGGTCTGCGGAGCAGAGCAAAGACGACTGTACCTTCGATGCAGCGCCGACGATCACGATTTCCCTAAACGGCCAGTTCTCGTCCCCGGGCATTTTCTTCTACTTCGACGGCTCGGAGGGCGACTATTGCAGTGAGATCGTCCTGACGTGGTACAACGGCGAAGAACAGCTTGCGACCAGGACCTTCGCGCCGAACTCGTACAAGTATTTCTGCGAGCAACAGGTCGACTTGTACAACAAGCTCGTTGTGCAGATCAATAAGACCCACCTGCCGAATCACTACGCGAAGATCTCGCAGATCTTCTTCGGAATCGTCCGGGAGTTCGAGCGGGGAGAGCTGCGCTCCGTCCGGGTCACGGAGGGCATGAACATCATTTCTGACGATCTGGAGATCAACACGCTCGACTTCTCGCTGGACAGCGCGGACGATATCGACTACGTCTTCCAGCAGAAGCAGCCCGTCAGCGCGTATGACTCAGACCACCTGATCGGCGTGTTTTATATCGAATCGTCCTCCCGGAAAAGCGTGAGCGTCTATGATATTTCCTGCATCGACGCCCTCGGCGTCATGGACAGCGAGCCGTTCGCGGCTGCGATCTATTCCGACGCGTCTGCGAAGACGCTGATCCAGACGATCCTCGCCGGGCACTTTACGCTGGAATACGACTCTTCGCTGGATGACGCAAAGGTCACGGGCTACATCCCGGACTGCACGAAGCGCGAGGCGCTGCAGCAGATCGCATTTGCCATCTGCGCCACCATCGACACCAGCGGGACGCGCGGAATCAAGGTGCGAAAGCTCGCGTCGGACGAGGCGGCGGAGATCCCGCTTGACCGGCTCTATACCGGCGGCAGCGTAGAAACGTCTTCCCCGGTGACGGAGGTGCGTGTGACGGCGCATGCGTACAAAACGACCGGCAGCGGCGACAGCGTGGAGGTCGACGGCACGACGTATTACCACACGACCACCGTCACGACGAAGGCCAATCCGAAGGTCACGGCCACGACGAAGCCAAACGTCGTTGAGGTCAGGGACGCCACGCTGGTCAGCAGCAGCAACGTCGCCGCGGTCGCCCAGCACGTCTACGACTATTACATGCGTCGTCAGACCCACAGCGTGCGGATCGTCATGGACGGCGAGACTCCTGGCGATTACGTCAAAACGACGACGCCGTGGGGCAGAACGATCACCGGCACGATCACCAGCATGAGTATTCTCCTCAGCGGAATCGCGGCGGCAGAATGCAAGATTATCGGCACATAGAACGGAGGTGCGGCATTTGGTACAGGGAGATTCGTATAACCTTAGTGTTACCATCAAGAATAAAGGGCAGCCGCTGGACGTTGCAAGCGTTGAAAAGGTGGAAATTTCTCTGCTTTACCTGCAAAAGAGCTATCCGGGAGAGATCGGATACGAGGACGGAAAGTTTCTGTTTCCCCTCACCCAGCAGGAGACCTTTCGGCTCCCGAAGCTCTGCCAGATGCAGGTGCGCGTGAAATTCAAGAGCGGTGACGTGATTGGCTCGGAGATCAAGCAGATCGACGTTGCGCACGCGCTTTCAAAGGCGGTGTTGTGATGGGCGGCATTGAATTTGGACTCAAGAACCGCGATCCGATCGACGTTTCCTTTAACGTTTCCGTGCGTGCTGGCGGCGGCTCTGGTGGCGGGGGCATCCAGTCGGCACAGATCGACGCGATCCTCGTGATGACAAAATCCGAATATGACGCGCTGGACAAAAAGGACGCGCGGACACTGTATCTGTTGGAGGGATAACATGCTGGCAGTTGGACTCAAACGCATTCTGGAGCTGTTCATCGGCTCCATGGGCATCAAATCCGCCCACCTGGGCACGAAAACCATCTACGAAAGACCGGGCGGATTTTTGTACATTGAACTCACAAGCGAAGAAAGGGGATAAATCCAGATGGCAAGTTTTTTCAATCTGACACTTGATACGCTGGCACCTGCCGGCCTATCGCTGATCCTGAACGACGGTGCACAGTACGCGACCAGCGCGACCGTCACGGCGAAGATCTCTGTCTCCGACGAGACAACGACGGGATACCAGATGAAGATCTGGGGCACGAAGACGGCGGGGACCGAGGCGGAAGCGTCGTGGGAGACATTCACCGCGAAAAAATCCATCACGCTGCCCGACGGCGACGGCCTCAAGACGATCTATGTCAAGATGCGCGACGACGTCGGCAACGAAACGGCCGCAGTCAGCGACACGATCACGCTCAACACGTCGATTCCTGCCGTGACCATCACCGGCCCCGACAAGAGCAGGATCTCGAAGGTCACGGGCTACGATGCAGCGGCGTTCTCCTTCGTCTGCGACGTGGACTTTGAGGAATACACCATTCGCGTCGTTCCGGCGACGAGCAGCCTGCACACGGCGGGCACGCAGATCCCGACGACGGGCGGCTCCACCAACGTCAGCGGCACGGAGGGAGGCTACAAGAAGAACACCGCCATCAACGTCACTGTCAAGGGCGCGGACCTCGAGGCAGCGTCTTCCGGCGACGGCACGAAGATCGTCAAGGTCTTCGTCAAGAACGCCGCCGGGACCTGGAGTGCCGCCTGATGGCCGCGCCGCAGCTGACATTCTCCATCACGGGCAACAAGATCTCGGCGGTCTCGGGGTTCGACTCGATCACCGTTTCCTTCTCGTCGGACATCGCCTACACGGCCTTCGAGTGCCGCGCGACGAAGTCCGGCGAGGATTGGGGCCGCGGGAAGGGCGCTTTGATCGCGTCCTTCTCCCAGACCCCGGCGGGCACGCAGCGCACCTTTGAGGTTTACGACGATTTTCTGCTTTCCGGTGATGGGGAATACCGCATTTCGTTGTTCGCGCAAAGCGCGGACGGCAGCTGGAACGACAACTACGGCTTTATCCCGCTGGGAGAGTCGCAGGCGCTGAAGACCGCGGACGGCGAGGATTTTCTGTGTATGAAGGAGTGATCGTATGGCTTACAACAGCCAGTTTACCGGCGCGCAGATCGACGAGGCTATCGCCGACGTGCGCAGCAACAAAGACGCGTGGAACGGAAAGCAAGATGTGATTCTCGCCTCCGGCGCGGCCGTCGGGGACCTGATCAAGGTCAAGGCGGTGGACGCCAGCGGAAAGCCGACGGCGTGGGCCGTGGCCGTGGCGGGCACGGACTATATGAAGACCGGCAACATCACCAAACAGACGCTGGTCTCCGCGGAGACCACGCCGACCGAGAACTACGCCATCAACTGGCAATATGAGTGAGGAGGCCCCATGGCGCACAAGACATTGATCTCCGGCACGGGGTACGACGTATCCGGCGGGCGGGAGCTGATCGGGGGCACGGGCTACGCGAAGAAGAAAGGCCGGGTGCTGGTGAACGGCACCGGGTACGATATCCCGTTTTCCATCGGCATCCCGCTTTCCACCGTCGCGCTCGGCGATATCCTCATGCTGAACGAAAACGGCAGCCCCGTGCCGTTCTACGTCTGCAAGCACGACTACGAAAGCGGACTGAACGGCGCAGGGCGGACACTTCTGGTGAGGAAGGATTGCTATGACAAGCGTATTTTTGACAGCAGTAGCAAGATTTTCGCCGGGAGCTCGATAGACACATGGCTCAACGGAACCTGGATCAAGCTGCTGACATTGGACGTCCAGTCTGCGGCCGGCACGACAAAAATCTACTACTATGACGGAAGCAACAAGAAAGCAGTCACGACCCGTGCAGTGTTCCTGCTGTCGACAGCAGAGTTTGGCTACAGCGATTATGCTGATACTGACGGAGAACCACTGGACAGTGCTGTGAGAAAACTACTTTCCACTGCTTACTACGGCGGAAATAGTGTTGTACAGTGGACGCGTACACCGGCCACCTGGACACAGAAGAACGTGTACGTTATAATGTCTAGCGGCTATTCGACTTATATGCCTTGCAACGACAGTTACGGCGTCCGCCCCGCCTTCACCATCCCCTCGACCTTCCCCGTGATCCAAAACCCCGACGGCACCTACACCCTTGCAGCATAAAGGAGGACCCACATGGGCACACACCACATTTTGAAAGACGGCACATCCTACGCCATCAAAGGCGGCACCGACCTGATTGCTGGTACAAGTTACCAAATCGGGGGGGTCGAACGCTGGTGAATGGGACGGCGTATGAGGTCAAGTTCAGCGACGGGCTGACGTGGATCATAAATGAGTCCCCCAAAATAATGGTTTTTGAGCAAGCCATTGATTTTACATCAAACGGGAAAAAATTTGACTATTTCATGATCACTGCAGGCTCTCGGCCAAGCATTGTTTACTCTTACGGGCCAGGCGATATTTGGTACGCATATTTCAACGGGAGCTGGACGCAAGAGGCATTCCGGACAGTGACTTTCGCTGAAATGCCAACAGGAGCACTATTAGCATGGCTGCAGGCCAATGCCGTGCAGCAATAGACAGGAGGAACTTATGGACACCTGGTACATCACAATCGGAGGGCAGGAGATCGAGACGCGACCGGCCGCTGGCCGCATGCGCGACGCCGACTGGGGCGGGCGCGAGAGCCGCGCCGTCACCATCGACAAGAGCGCGGTTGCAGACCCGCTGGCGCTGTTCTGCGACGGCGCCGTCTGGGGCATGATCCACCGCTACACCACGGCCGTCCCTGTGCTGGACGCAGAGGGCAACGTCCAGATGAACGAGGACGGAACCGTCAAGTCGACGACCGAGACCGCCGAGGACCGCTACATGGACGACTACGCGGACTTTACCCTTGCCGGCCCCATCACCGACAACCGCGACGGCACCATCACGGCGAAGATGGGCAAAAAAACGGCCAGCGATCTGCTGGCGGAACTGGAGGCGGCATATGACAGAGGCTAAACTGGCACAGGTAAAGAAAGCAATTACGGATGGCAAGCTCGTGCAGGCCGCAGGCGGCATCACCACGACTGTAACCCAGTCGGACAAGCTGGGCTTTGACTGGAAGAACTTCTTCGTCAACGACGTTCCCGTGCGCCGGGAGTACGTCGAGCAGGAAGTCAAAGCCGGCACGGTAGACAACCCCATCGTGTGGGCTTCTGGCATGGCCCTCATCCAGAACGCTTACTACACGCACAACGGAGAGATTAAGGTCTGGATGGGCGCGGTAGGCGCAGTTGCGGATTGGTCGAGCAACGATTTTGTTACAGTTTAATCATACCTAGTAGATAACTCTCTAAGAGTTTCTAATATTGAGCCGACGGGCGTTAAGGAGCTTCTATGAGTACGATTATTGACACCCTAATCACCGACCGAACGGCAGCGGACGTCGCACGCGCGCACGAGTTGGCCGTGAAGGGCTACGCGGGCATGACGGCGGCGGAGCTGGCGGAGTGGCTGGCGGGGATGAAGGGCGCATACAACACCGTTGACCTCAACCGCGTCGGGACGGCGCTGAACTACCTCCGCGACCGCCTGACCGGCGTCTGCGGCAGGGATATCACGTGGCAGGCGAAGACAGATTGGGCTATGACGGACGTTATAACAGTCGCACAGGGCAACGCATATCACGACCAGATCAGCGACGTCCGCGCCGCGCTCACCTACCCCGCAAATGCCCCGGATGTGCCGGAGATCGCGTTGCTGACGTATGCGGGCGCAAACGATATCGAACGCATCCTGACCATCTGCGAGACGCTGGTCGACAATGTGATAAATGCGTTTCGCTACACCGGCGCGGCGGAGTGCACCGCGGGAGGATTACTATGACAGACAGACAACCGACACAGGTACTGGCGAACGGGGCCATCCGCTATGGCATCTACCGCGCGGATGGCACGCTCGACCACTATGAATATCTCCGGCGCGAGGACGCGCCGACCGTCGAGGGAACGCCTCTCAGCAAGGCAAATCTTCTCTCGGACGCCACAGTTTCGAAGCTCTGGCCCGGCAGCAACAAACCGGAGGACCCAACTGTCAACCAGGCATTTGAAAAGCTATCGAAGGGTATGCACCTCATCGGCGATATCGAGCTGACGTCCCGTGAAGCACCGTCTTCCGCGTGGTTGCCCTGTGATGGACGCTACATTTCGCAGGCTGATTATCCTGAGCTGTTTAACATTTTGCGCGTGTCTGCAAGTCAGGGCAACTGGGACACACAGGTCGTAGACACAAATAGTGCCCCCAACGGCCAGGGCGATATTATATCGTATGCAAACGGCGTATGGTTCCGCACTAGAGTGCAGATTGGTGACGCTGAGTACTCAGAAGAACCTCACGATGCTAAAATGTGGTACTCAAATGACAACATGAATTCATGGCATGCGATATCTGTAGCGAGCAATATTCGGCAACTTACTCCTGTACACTACTATGAAAATAAGTATGTCTGTATTGCTTTGAAGTACATTTCAGTCAACAGCGATTATATAGGATATATCTACTATGCGAAGCAACCTGGAGGGCCATGGACCTTAGGTCAGGAAGCAGGTGCAACAGAGCGTTCCTCGTTTAAACCGGGCGGTAGTGCCTACGATATCATTACAGATGGCTCTAAATACTATTTGGTAATGAAAATGCAGGGTTACATGCAGTCTTCTACCAGTCTATTTCCTCCAGCGTGGCAGACCAGCTCCTATGATGGCCAACAGATGGTAAAAAACGTTGTATATAACGAATCTGACGGTTATTTCTACGGCGCTAAAGGTTACGAGAATTCCTTAAGTGCATTCCAGTTAGCTCGAACGCGGACGCCAGAGAGCTATGCGTCCTGGCAGGTTATATACGCCAATAATGGCTATTATAGTGGCATCGCTGCTAGCGGTAATATAATAATAGCAGCAGACGCTACAAACAATAATTCTCGTTTCTACGTCTACTCGGTTGATGGAGGTAAAACCTTTAAAACCGCGACCCTCTCAGTGTACCCAATAGTAAGCTCGCAGCGCGATTGGATAAAAATATTTAACGGAATTGTTGTGCTGGCTGCACGTACGTCTTCACAGGCAACTGTTGGAGTTGCTAAGCTGCTGTATACAGATGATCTAACTCAAGGATTCTTATCCGTAGACACTCCGGCAAACGTTAACACCTTTGCGGGTAATGACTCCGGGTTGATTGTTGGCGCATTAACATCTCAGGGCTCTTCTAGCATCAATGTCTATAGAGATTTTACGTACGAAGCGAAAAAAATTCCAACGATCACTCCGGACAGTCGCAGTCATGCCTACATCAAGGCCGTGGAGGAATGAGCCATGCGGGACAGAAAAGGGACGAACGATCTGGCGAACGGCGCGGTCTGCTACGGAGCCTATGACGCGGCGGGGAATCTGCTGCGGCAGGTCTGGCTCCGGCTGGAGGACGAACCGCTGGCCGAGGAAACGCCACTCGTCAAGGCGAATCTGCTGACCGACGAGACTGCCGCCCTCCTCTGGACGGCGGACGACGCCCCGGCGGATCCGACCGTCAACGACGCGCTGGACAAGCTCTCCACGCCGCAGTACAAGATCGGCGATCTGCTCGTCACCGTGCGGGAGCTGGCCGCCCCGTGGCACGCCTGCGACGGCTCGACCTTCTCGCAGACGGACTACCCGGAGCTTTATAACCAGCTCGGCGGCGATACGCTGCCGAACGTCAGCTATTCCGACGACACAGTTACCTACATCAAAATGGCCAACGACTGACCGCCGGGAAATACATAAAAGAGGTAAAAACATGGATGCTGGAACCATCACGATCATCTGCGCCGTCCTCGGCTCGTCCGCGCTGACGACTGTCATTCAGGCCATCGTCGGCGCGGCGCAGAAAAAGAAAACACAGGCAGACTCCCAGGGCGACCACCTGACTGAGATCGACAAAAAGCTCGACCAGATGCAGAAGCACCAGGAAGAGCAATATCTGTCTATTCTGCGTCTGACGATCATGTCAGAGGAAATGCCAATGTCGGAGCGATTGATCGCGGGCAAAAAATACGTAGATCTGGGAGGAAACGGGGACGTCAAGCAATTCCTGCATCAGCTGGAAGTGCAGTGTGAAAGGAAGTGACGATGTGAGATTCAAACTCCGCTGGACAAAGGGTGAAATGTCCAAGACCATCGTGTTCTACTGCATCCGCGTGCTGACCCTCACGCTCGTGTGGGCGGTGCTGCTCGAGACAATTGCGGTCCTGCTTCAACTGGATATCGATCTTTCCGCCGTGCTGACGTTCACCGCCGCGGCATTCGGCGGTGAGCTGCTTCTGCTCGCATTCAAGCGGGTCTTCGCGAAAAAAAGCGAAGACGAATAACCAGAACCACGAAAGGGGTACATATGGAAAACATCATCAAGCGGCTCGGGAATCTCCTGAGCGTCAAATCCATCGTTACACTTGGCCTGACCATCATCTTCGCCGTTCTCTCCCTGCGGGGCGATATCTCCGGCAAGGACTTCCTGACGATCTTCCTGACGGTCATCACCTTCTACTTCGGCACCCAGAGCCAGAAGGTGCAGGACGCCATCGAGGGCGGCAGCACGAAGGAGGATACGCAGAAATGAGTGTCATGAAAGCGTCTGAACTCGTCAAAAAGCATATCGACGTCGCGAAAAACTACAAGACCGTTTACATGTGGGGCTGCTTCGGCTCGCCGGTGTCTGAGGGGATCATTTCCGAGAAGGCGAAGCAGTATCCGGACTGGTACACTGCGGCGAAGCAGGCCAGATATCGCGGCCTCATCGGCAAAGGCTACTTCGGTTTCGACTGCGTGAACCTGACGAAGGGCATTCTCTGGGGCTGGAACGGCAATAAGAACGCCTACCACGGCGGCGCGCGCTATGCTGGCAACGCCGTCCCGGACGTCTCCGCCGACGGCATGATCGCCAAGTGCAAGGACGTATCGTCCACCGGCTGGGATAAGCTCGTGCCGGGCGAGGGCCTGTGGATGCCCGGGCATTGGGGCCTGTACATCGGCGACGGTCTTGCCGTTGAGTGCACGCCCATCTGGGAAGACGGCGTGCAGATCACGTGTGTTGGCAACATCGGCCTCAAAGGCGGCTACAACAGCCGCAAGTGGCAGAAACACGGGAAACTGCCGTGGGTCGACTACGACACCGAAACGGTTGACAAGACCGTCGAGGATGCCAAGAAGACCATTAAGGCAAAGGCCGGTCTCGCGGACAACACCATCAAGTATCTCGCCGATTATAAGTACGGCGACGATCTGCTGAAAAAACTGGCTGCAGCCATGAAGTAAGGGGGGCGGGTCTATGTCACCGCAGGCGCGCGCCAAGCTGCCGCCGGAGCTGGGCGGCCTGACGCGGAAGGACATGGAAGCCGTGATCTATCAGGCCAATCTCGGCCGCGAGAACGCGCAGATCGCGCAGCTCTATTTCGTGGACAAGCTTCCGCAGGTCGATGTTGCGACAGAACTGTATCTCGGCAGGGCCACCGTGCAGCGGCGATTGCCGGAGATCATGGAGAGGATGAAAGCCGCGTCCGGCAATCTCCCGAGCTGAACAAAAGTGATGCCGGTCTGATGCACAACTGAGGCACAAGGAACCGAAAAAAAGCCCATACTGAACACATCAAAGGAGTGTTCGGTATGGGCTTTTCTTATTTCAATCCAAACCCCACCGGGCGGCAGGTCGGTGACTGCACCGTTCGAGCAATCGCAAAGGCGACGGGAAATAGCTGGGATGAAACATATATCGGGCTGTGCTTGCAAGGCCTAATCTTGGGCGATCTTCCGAGTGCGAACAGTGTCTGGGGTGCGTACCTCCGGCAGCAGGGATTTACCCGGAACGTTGTGCCGAACACATGCCCGGACTGCTATACGGTCGGCAGGTTTGCCGATGAGCACCCGCGCGGGACGTATATTCTCGCCCTCTCTGGGCATGTAGTGTGCGTGCAGGATGGGACGATCTATGACAGCTGGAATAGCGAGAGCGAAATCCCGCTTTATTACTGGGTAAAAGAAACGGAGGAATGAACATGGCATATCCCTATTTCAATCCCTATTATCCGCAGCCGATGCCGGATAACCTCATGCAGATGCGGCAGATGCAGCAGCCACAGATGCAGCCCATGCAGCAGCCTATGTCGCAGCAAGTGCAACAGAACCCCATCGCGCAGAGCGGCGTGCAGTGGGTAAGCGGCGAGCAGGAGGCAAGGGGTTATCTCATCGCGCCCAACTCCGCTGTGGCGCTGTGGGATTCTACCGCGCCGACTGTGTATCTCAAGCAGGCGGATGCAAGTGGGAAGCCGACGCTCAAGATTTACGACCTTGTAGAGCGCGCAGAAACGCCCCGTACAGCTCCGCAGGGAAAGAGCGTGGAATTTGTCACCCGCAAAGAGTTTGACGCGCTGGCGGCGCTTGTGGGCGAAATAAAGGGTAAAAAGAAACGCAAGGCCGAGGAGGACGAAGACGATGAGTAATCCGTTTATGGCCGCGCTGGGCGGCGGGCAGGGCCCTATGGGAAACTTTGCCCAGATGGTGCAGCAGTTTAACCAGTTCAAATCGAATTTCAAGGGAGACCCCAAAGCCGAGGTCGAAAAGCTCTTGCAGAGTGGTAGGCTAAACCAGCAGCAGCTCAATCAGCTACAGCAGATGGCGAAGCAGTTTCAAAGCCTGATGCAGTAATCATCAACATAAATCAACATCGTGGCCACGATTTGATGAATAAAAATTTTTCAAAGGAGTGATACTATGTCTCTTTCTGACGGCGGCGTTCAGGCCACTATGCCTGTTGCGCCAACCGGCATGATGAACAGCGGCTTTGGCGGCTTCGGTGGCGATGGCGCGTGGTGGATCATCATTCTTTTCCTGTTTGTTTTCTGCGGCTGGGGAAACAACGGCTGGGGAAACAACGGCAACAGCGGTGCTGCTGACAATTACGTCCTTGCAAGCGATTTTGCCACTCTTCAGCGCCAGATCGACAGCGCAGCATCGACGATCGAACGTAAAAGCGACATTACGCAGCAGGGCATCTGCGATGGCTTCTACTCCATGAACACTACGCTGCTGAACGGCTTTGCGGGCGTCAATCAGAACATGAACAGCGGTTTCCAGAATGCCGAGCTTTCCCGCTGCAACCAGCAGGCAGCTCTCATGCAGCAGCTCAACGCCATGCAGATGCAGGCCGCAGATTGCTGCTGCGAAAACCGTGCAGCTATCGCCCAGGTGCGCTACGACATGGCGACGCAGGCGTGCGACACGCGCAACACCGTGCAGAACGCCACGCGCGACATCATTGACGCGAACAACCAGAACAGCCGCGCCATCCTCGACTTCCTGACGCAAAGCAAGCTGTCCGACCTCCAGACCGAGAATCAGAATCTGAAGCTGGCGGCATCTCAGGCCGCGCAGAACAACTATCTGATCTCGCAGCTGCGTCCGTGCCCTTCGCCTGCCTACATTACTTGTAACCCGTGGGCAGGCAGCGGTTACGGCGGCTGTGGCTGCAATCAGGGTTGTGGCTGCTGACAACTGCATAGCATAGCTTTTTCGTGACCTCACGAAAATGGTCGGCCCCGTGCCGATACTAACAACAACGCGGCGGGGCAATAGCCCTGCCGCTGTATTTTTATGAAAGGAATGATTTTATGGCTGAATTTACATCATCCGGGATTCAAACTGTCACCGCTGGGCAGAACGTCCCTCTGATCTCCACGGCGGCTTGTGGAAAGCCGTGCATCGTACATCGCGAAGGCAGCGGGCTCGTTACGCTGCGCGGGCTTACGCAGCAATGCAAGGCGAAGTTCCGCGTATCATTTGGCGCGAATATCGCCGTCCCTACAGGCGGAACAGTAGGTGCCATTACCGCTGCGCTCGCAATCAACGGCGAACCTCTGAGCAGCGCCACAGCGACCGTAACCCCTGCGGCTGTTGAGAACTATTTCAACATCTTCGTTCCCACATTCGTGGAAGTCCCGCGCGGCTGCTGCCTGACTGTAGCGGCGAAGAACACCAGCGCGCAGGCGGTCAGTTTCGCAAATAGCAATATGATCGTCGAGCGCGTATCGTGAAGGGAGGATGCAATATGTACGATTTGAGAAACCTGCGTGAAATGCTCTGCAAGGAGCTTGACGAAATCGCCGCCAAGCGCGAAATGTCTGCGGGAGATCTGGACGCGATCCAGAAGCTGACGAGCTCCATCAAGAATACCTACAAGATCGAGATGGCTGAAGACGGCGGCTATTCCCGCGATAGCGAGTGGGAGGCGGATATGCGCGGTACTTACGGCCGGGGCAGCTCTTACCGTGGCCGCCGCCGTGACGCAATGGGCCGCTATACCCGCGCTGATGCCCGCGAGCATATGCGCGCGCAGCTGGACGATATGATGCGCGACGCGGATGACGATAAAACCCGTGACGCGATCCGCCGCTGCATGGAGCAGATCGAGCGGGCATAAGGAGGGACAGACATGCTGGATGAGGCCGAAATCCGTAAGGAAATAGCACGGCTGGAATATGAAGAATCCAGCTATCCCAATTATGCCAAACTGGCGAACCTATATGTGATACGCGACAAGATGCAGGGAGCGGAGAATGCCAGAGATAAGTTTGCGGGTTACTATTCCGGCGCTCCCGCCCCTGTGACCGCAGAACCGGCTACCGTGGGCGAGTACGGGGACAGCGAGTTTTTGCTTGCGGTAGCCGGGAAAGACCCGGCGAAGGCTTGGACGGTCATTGACGAACTTATGGATACACTTGCATTAGTGAATCGGAAAGTGTATGATTCAGTTATGCGGAAAATCAAAGGCATATAGCGTGCTGCGTTGTATGTTACATTATATGCTACAACTCAGATTTTTCCTTGATATTTCAATGGGTTTGCCTCCCCTGCTAAGGGAGTAGGCGTCTAAAAAGCGCGCGAGAGTTCAAATCTCTCCTTCCGCGCCAAAGTACCGATTTTAGCAAAATTTAAGCTAAAATCGGTACTTTTTTGTTTTAAATACTCCGCTTTTTATGATGTTTTGAAATTACAAAAATCACGCTGAGTTATGCCGAATAACATAAAGTTATGATGCGTATGCTACATTGTATGTTACAAACTTCCGGTTATGGCATGGGACTCCCCCGCCTTCTCGTCCCCTTGCAGCTGGTTTACCGCGTCTACCATCCCACGCATATCTGGATGAACATATCTCTGCGTCGTCGTTATTTTCGTGTGTCGCATGATTTCCTTGATCGTAAACGGGTCGATGTTTTTCATCGCGAGGGCTGTAGCTGTTGTATGGCGGCATGAGTAAGGTGGCAGCTTTTGCACTCCGGCAAGCTCTAAACACTCATAATATCTCTTGTAAAAATTATCTTTGTTTATGCAGCAGATATTTCCGACGCGCGACTTGCTTTCTTCGCATAGTTCATGCAGCACCGGCGCAACGAAATCCGGGAAGACCATAGGCGTTTCCTTCCGCTTCTTTGTCTTTATGCCGCCCCGGACGATCTCGTTTTTCTCAAAGTCAATCATGTCCTTCTTGAGCTTCAGAAGCTCACCAGGCATCATGCCTGTATAGATCATCGTAAGGATAAAACCGACAAAATGATCTTTTGCATACGCTTCCCATAGTTTTTTGACGTCGGCGTCGGTAAACGGCTCCGGCGATTTTTCGTCCAGCTCCGGGAGCTTAATGTATTCCGCGAGATTGACAGTGGTCTGCTTTTCAGCAATCGCGAGGTTATAGCAGTGTGAAAGGACTGTTTTCATATCCTTCCGCGTGTAATAGGTGCTGGCATTGCGGTCGATAGCATCCTGTATCTGTGAGATGGTGAGCGTGTCAATTTCGCAGTCGGCGAGCTCCTTCATGCGCTCGAAAGCTTTTTCCGCTGCACCCTGCCGGTTCGCCGACAAGGACAGGTAATCTCCGCGCAGATACGTCTTGTAGTATGCTCTGAGTGTAGGGCTTCGCCGCTCTTCTTTCGGCGGGTTGGCGGCATATTGGAGCGCGGCACGCTTTGACATAAAGCCTCCCTTTGTCTTCATCTTTTGATGGAGCTTGTCGTTTTCGTCAAGGTACGTCTTTTCAGTCCACCGAGCAGTCCACGTCTTGCCGCGCTGGTATGCGTTTCCCTGCCCGTTTCCGCGCGTCCGATTGCGCTGCGCTTCCTGTTTTTTACCGCACCAGCAACAGTAGGGCGCGCCGTCTGGGATTTCTTTTTTACACTTGATGCACTCCATGTTTCCCTCCACGTTCTTTTCGGATTGCATAGAAAGTAATTGCCGAAGCCAGCGCTGAACCTACAATCAGGGCAATGCAACCCCATGCAGCTACGGACAAATCTCCGTCGCGAATGAGACCTACGCTCCGAATCTGTGCATCCGTCACAAGGCAGGCAATCAGAGAAAAGGATAGCAGCATACAAAACAGGGCGAGAACGTAACACATTGTATGTGTAGACCTTATCTGTGCGCTCTGCGCTGCTGCTGTTGCCTCCAGCTTGGCGTTTTCAATCTCGACATGATGAATCTGCTCGGCCAGTTCTTCCGAGCTTTCTGCGGGCTGGACGAGCCCAAACAGTTCATCCAGCGACAGCCCGAGAACGCGGCATAGTGCGGCAGAGTTATATAGTTTTGGGTCTTGCTGTGTTCCTGCGCAGAGCTTCGTCACAGCCGATCTGGAAACGCCGGATTCATCGACAAGTCTGTCAATGGTGTAATGCTGATCTTCCTTCGCCCGCTTTATGTTTCCCTGATATGCAGAAATATACGGGGCGATTTCCTGAATTGCCGACATGATATACCTCCATTTTCACATATATTTCGCTGATCTTTCCGCCACTGGTATGGTTTTACCAATTTGATGGTAGACATTTCTACCCGTTTTGCTATGCTGGTTACAGACGCGTGAGAAAGCCCCACCGCCGGTGGCGCGGCGGTGGGGCGATCTTAAACATTCCATTATACAAAATAGTCTGTCCCATAATTGCCGCTTACGAGGGTTACCGGACGAAGAAAATACAAGGTGTTCTTTGTGGAAGATTCCAAATTGAAATTCTTGAACAGACGTTCTAAAATATGGAGGTACACCAAATGCAGAGCATCAATATTCGCTTTGAAAACGGGAAAGTAAACATCATCGTAGACGGGGCGATTTTCAAAGACGTCCACAGTCTAAACCTGGACTACATCAAAGGAGCGCCCATGCTCTTTTCCTGCGTCTCAGATGTAGGTGACGAGAAACAGGGGCAACGGCAGAAAAGTAAATTTCTGAGTTAGACATAGTACGGATTCGGCTTGAACAGTAAACTAATCGTGTCGATTAACCAGCCGATGCCGAAAAGCCCAAGTGTGAACAGATACAGAATCCCCATTCCGGTCTTACCCTCATAGAACTTGTGTGCGCCAAATTCGCCAAGGAACAGACACAGGAAAAATGCAGTCCATTTGTTTTTGGGGCGACCGTATCGACCATTGACATTTGTATTTACGTTTGTGTTCGTGTTTGTGTTGTTTACGATGACTTGCGGCTGCGCCGAATTCAGTTCCTCGACCTGCTTCCCGCATTTTGGGCAAATCACGCAATCCTTGTCGATGATTTCACCACAATGCTTGCAATACTTCTTTCCTTCCATTTCTTCCATAGTTATTTCCTCTCTTTCTTTCCATAGAATGGCTTGATGCCATTATATCACATATCATGGTCTATAAACCGGACTTTTGGCGTAATTAGGCATAGAATTTCGGTACCTAGTTTTTGTGCACATTGCAACGTTGGCTTATTAGAACATAGGTTCTATTATGTTATTACTGCTTCAAAAAACACAGAATTTAACATTGGCTTTATACAAATAAGGAGGGCGCAAAATGCTTTGTATTCAGGATGATATGTGCTATAATAAGGGTGAAGAAATTGCGCCAATTCCGGATAATCGGAAAAGACTCCGTGAAGAAATTTTGAGTCTGAGCAACGAACAGGCAGAATATGTGCTAAGGAGGATGTTAGAAACAAATGAGTAATTCTTTATTGTACGCACTGCTGCTTTTTGCAGTATCTGGAACAGTTATGCAGTGGATAAACATTGCGTATCTGAATGGAAGAATCAACGATCTCGAGAGAAGCAGGCTGTCGCTTTTAGCAGAACTTTCCGAGAAGATATCCACCAAACATACAGAGAATACTGACAACGATACCAGCCCAGAAGTATAGACGGGCTTTCTTCTCGGCGCGCGCCTTTTCTTCCTCGAGCTGTTTCATCCGATCGACAACGAACGGATACTCTGTCCCGAGGGCTAGGTTTGGAAGCTGAACTTGCTTTCCGTCAATTTCAATATAATCTTTCATAACAGTTTTTTTGCTTCCTCAATAATTCCGATGAGCTTTTCAATCTGGGAATCCGACAGCCCATCAAGAGCATCCAATAGTTTCTGTTTTGCAGAACCTACGACCTCATCCTTCGGGATGGGGTCTTTTTTTATGCCCGTAGACGGGTCCTCGTCCGGCAGCAGGTCGGCCACTGATACACCGAGATATTCTGCGATAGCCGGGAGCTTGCTCTTTCTCGGCTTTGTTCTCCTGGTGTTCCACTGACTATAAACACCACTAGATACACCGAGAAATTCGCACAAGTCAGCGCCGGTCCTTTTGTTCTTGGTCAAGTAATAATTGATTTTGTCTATTGTGTCCATATTAGTCAATAAATAATTGTTCAAAATGCAGGACTATTATAACTAAGTTTTTGTTGACATTCTTAGTAAACTTAGTTATAATAGTTTTTGTTAGGGCGGAACTTACAAGTGAGGTGATGGCGTGAAGAAAGACAAGTATATATGGGGATTTCAGATTGTTGGTTCAGACTGCGGATATGACGAGTTCGGTACGTTCCATTGCGCGTGCGGTCATTGCCTTCCGTTACGAGTTGATGTAAGTAAGGGCGGCAAATATCGCGGCAGCGACTGCGGCGACGGCAGATACGACGGTGAAAAACATGTTGATAAGAAACCGCCTTTTCTCCGTGCGTGCTTTCGAGCCTTCGGTTTCGACAAGCACATTTAGACCGTTTTCTCCTATGGATTTGTAACGCTTATTCCGATTGAGGAACAACCTGATTCTTTCTCTGAACGACTTGCACATGATTCATGCCTCGGCTTATGAGGCGTGAAAAGAACACCGCCCCGGACAACTTATCGGATTGTGAAATAATGATAGGTGGTACTTTCATCATAACACAATTCACTAAGTTGTCAAGCAAAACTTAGTATTCACAGACAGGAGGTATGTAAAGGCATGGGTTTTAAGGAAGCGAGGCTTGCCGCTGGATTGACCGTTCAACAGGTAGTCAAGGCGCTAAAAGTTTCAGACGCATCCGTTTATTTGTGGGAAACCGGGCAGATGTATCCGAAGACAGCGCGACTGCACGAAATCGCAGATCTGTACGGCTGCACAGTGGACGAGCTTTTAAGGTCGAGAAAGGAGGAAAAATGACGCTGGACGATATCCGGGCAATGTCAAAGCCCACGATCCTCGCAAGCGAGGCGGCGCAGGTGCTCGGCTGTACCCCGCAATGGCTTCGCTTGATGGCGAGGGAACAGCCTGAAAAGCTGGGCTTCCCGGTCTGCTGCACAAGCAAGCACAGAGTGAAGATCCCGAGAGAACCATTCATTAAATTTGTTGGAGGAGAGCTATGAGAGAGGAAACCACTGAAGAGCGTCAGGAACGGCTGCGGGACGAGCTGCAGTATCGCAAGACAATGCTGCGCGTGATCAAGAGTATGTGCCTGTGGATCGGCGGTGCGGCGCTGATGCTGTCCGTGCTGGCCTGCGGGGCGGACATGACAAATGAAGCAATCGTGATCGGCGCGATCGCGCTGGGGACAACGCTGTTCGGGCTGCTGTGATGGATATTAAAGAAAAGGCGCTGCTGATGACGCCTTGCGAGGTCTGCGAGATGCTGGAATTCAAGCGCAGCAAATGCGTAGAAAACTCCTATAGGCACTGCAGCACTTATGCCGAGATCGTCTGTTCACAGTGGGACGAGACCTGCAAGCTCCTCCGGGAGCGCACGGGCAAAAAGAAATGACCCCTGCCGCGTTGCCGCGCGACAGAGGCCGAAATGAAAGGACATTATGTCGGCTTCTATTATAAGCCAGAAAGGAACCTATGTCAAGTTTAACGGATTCCCGCGTCCGGCACGGCGCGAAAGCCTGTGTCGAAGCGGTTCGGGCCGATTACCCGAAGTTCAACAAATGCCTGCTTTCGCAGTGCGAAGCGCCGGAGAAATACGGCGTTCAGCTCGTGCCGGAGGCTGCGGCCTCCATCAAGGCGCTGGACGCGCCGAAGAACCGCGTTGAGCGCAGGAAGAAGACGAACCGGTATTATTTCCGGCTGACGGACGGCGGCGCGGAAGTCCTGCAGCAGCTCTGTGAAGCCATGCACTGCGCGAGCGTTCAGAGCCTTTGCGAAAAGCTCTTGGAGAAGGAGGCGAAACGGCGTGGGATACAATGGTGAAAATCTGTACTTGAGCATTCCGGAGCCGGAGTACGAGCCGGACGAGCCGGAGGACGAAGACCGTTATTTATTCCCGCCGCTGTGGCTGGTGGGAAAGACGAAACAGGAGGAAGGATAAAATGGCAATCAAGAAACCCGCTGAACTAGATTTCAGCAACAAGAAATTCATGTGCATCATTTCCGGACAGCCCGGATTAGGAAAGACGACGCTGGCACTTTCGGCCCCGAAACCGTTTCTGTTCGACACGGACAACGGCATTGCCCGCGTCAGGCCAGAGCAGCGCGGCGTGACCTCTGTTGTGGAATCCTACGAAGAAATGCTTGGCGATATGGATTCCGACGAGTACAAGGAATCGGAATCCGTCGTGATCGACACTGGCGGTATGCTTGTGCAGCTCATGAAGGACTGGGCGAAGAAGCAGGACAGCAAGGCCGCAAAGGATGGTCGTGCAATGTATGGCGTGATCAAATCCGAGTTCGACCGGCTGTGTTATCAGATCCGCGCAAAGGACAGGAAGCACCTGATCGTGGTGTTCCATACAACGGAGCAGCAGAAGGGCGATACCATCCAGACACGCCTGTCCTGCGAGGGCGGCGCAAAGGATATCGTTTGGACGCCTGCGGACTTTGGCGGCTATATGTTCATGATGGGCAACAAGCGCATGATCGGCTTTACACCGACAGACGAATACTTTGCAAAAGGCTGCTTCGGTGTGCGCGGCGTGATGCAGCTGCCGGAGCTCAAGCCCGGCCAGAAGTCCACGTTTTTGACGGATTTGTTCCGCAAAGCGCAAGAGGACATCAACGCACAGGCCGAGATCTATAGCGGCGAGAAAACCGCATATGACGTGGCGATGCAGGAAGGCCGCGCGTTCATTGCGCTTGTCGGAGATCCCGACACAGCGTTAAAGGCGCGGGAAGGGCTGGCAAAGATCCATCACGCTCTGACTAGCGCCGCCGAGCTTGGCGCAGAGTTCAAGCGCAAGTGCAAGAAACTCGGTCTGAAATACGATAAGGAGATAAAAGCCTATGTATTGGCTGACACAAAGCCTGCTAAGCAGCTGGAAGCACTTTCTTGATGCGGATGATGCGTATGCAGACGCGGCGCTGTCCTCATTCCTCTCTACGCTTCGGCGTGAAGAGAAGGAAACAACGCAGGCGATGCAGGCTGGCATTGACTTCGAGGCGGCAATCAACAGCACGGTTGCGGGTGTACCAATTGAGCCTGTCAGCGAGAAATACGACCGGGCTGTAGCAAAATTTTCCCGCATCTGCTCGGGCGGTCAGCCACAAGTGCCGGTCGCCGGGCGGCTGCATGTATCGGGACTGGATTTCCAGTTATACGGCGTCTGCGACTACGTAAAGGCCGGAATCATCTACGACATCAAGCGCGTGCAGCGGTACGAATACGGCAAGTACCTGCACAGCCCGCAGCATCCGATGTATCTGCATCTGCTGCCCGGCGCGTCAAAATTTACATACCTGATCTTCGACGGCGCGAACACTTACGCGGAGACGTACCGGCGCGGCGATTTCGAGCCTATCGAAGATACGATTTCATGCTTTATCAACTGGCTTTTGGCAAACGGTTATATCAACGATTATTTTACACATTGGGAAATGAACACTGAAAGGATGGACAAGATAGATGGGATTCAAAGCTGTTAAAAACGACGGCGGCCTGATGAAGGCTGGCGACTATGAGTGCTATTTGAAATCGTGCGGCTACAGCGTAACGAAGAACGGAAATGAGTGCATCAAGTTTGATTTCGTCGTCCGTGAGGACGTTGAACAGGAATACCAGAAGAAGCACATCTTCAAGAACTTCTGGCCCGACCGCGACACCGGGGAGTACGACGCCGACAAGATCGGCAAATATGCAAATGCGCTTGGCATTGAGCCGGGCACCGATTTTGAACTTGACGATCTGGTAGGCCGCAACTGCATTTTGCACATGGAGCCGTTTGAGGGCAATGACGGTGTAACGCGCGACTGTATCCGGTACCTCAAGCCCAGCAAGGCAGACTCCTTTGTAACGCCCGCACCGGCCAGCGCAGAGGAGTTCAAACAGCTTGACGAAAGCGACGACGAGCTGCCGTTCTGAGGGCTGAAACATGCCGAACAGAATTATTCGGGAAAGCATCTGCACAAGCGATAGCGTCGACAAACTCTCGTGGTTTGAAGAAGTTCTGTTTTATCGGCTCATTGTAAACTGTGATGATTTCGGACGCTTTGACGGGAGAGCGGCGGTAGTGAAAAACCGCCTCTTCCCGCTGAAAGAAAACCTCACGCTCAAAACTGTAGAAAACGCTCTTCATGGGCTGGCGAGTGCTGGATTGATTGCTCTGTATGTGTTTGAGGGCAAGCGCTTCCTTTACCTACCAACATGGGGCAAGTATCAGACGCAGCGTGCGAAGGTAAGCAAATTCCCGTCGCCTGATGATGGGAAACAAGCGGATGAAATCATTTGCAAGCAAATGCTTGCAAATGTCCCCGTATTCGAGAATCGAGAATCGAGAATCGAATTCGCTATTCGAGATGCGGAAGATAGCGCGGAGCCGCAAGCGGCATCCACGCCGCCAGCAATCTCTCTGCCGCTGAATGATGGAACGGGATATCCCGTTTCCGTGGAGCAATGCCAGGAATGGGCGGGCTTGTACCCTGCTGTCGACGTGATACAGCAGCTGCGGAACATGAGGGGCTGGTTAGACGCAAATCCGGCCAAGCGGAAAACAAAGCGCGGGATCAATGCGTTTATTGTCCGCTGGCTGGCGAAGGAGCAGGACAAGGGCGGCGCGGCCGTGGACAGGGCGATGGGGCCTGTATCGAAGGGTGCCGCTCGGATGCAACATGGCGTACAGCGCCACGGGGATGAGTTGGACACGATCCAGCAGGCGGCAATAGACCGGATGCTTGCGGAAAACAAGGAGGATGAGACATGAAAATGCTGGGAAAACTGGCGAGATCACTGGCAACGCGCTATGTCTGCCAGACCTGCGAGAAGGAAAAAGAACGAAGGGCCGTGGCGCATAATGCCACGAAATGCCTGGAGCGCAACACTCTTTTGGCCGAAAGCAATCAGGCTGCGTCCATCGAGATCCACCGCCTCGAAAAAGCGCTGGCGAAAGCAGAGCTGGAACGCGACGTTGCACGGGAAATGCTGATCGAGAGAAGCACGCCGGACACCCGGCCGGGGGCGCTGGTATGAGGTTTGTGTGTGACGCCTGCCAGGATATCACCAACATAGAGGCAGACCGAATGGAGATCCAGGGCGAAAAGCTGATGGTGTACAGCCGCGGGCGGCTGGTATATGTGGCGGATCTGGGGCAGATCATGCTGGCCAAGCTGACACCGGGGAGGGAGGACGGCAATGGACCTAGAGCAAACCGCGATTGAGCGGCTGAAAATGGCCTCGGATATGAGCCTGCGCCTGTACAAGCAGCCGCTTGTGATTACCTACTCGGGCGGCAAGGATTCAGACGTGCTTTTGCATCTGGCTGGGAGATCGGGCATCCCGTATGAGGTGCTGCATTCGCTGACCACGGCGGATGCACCGGAAACCGTCTGGCATGTGCGGGAAACATTCCGAAGGCTGGAGTTGGCGGGCGTACCGTGCGATATCGATAAGCACAAGCAGCCGGATGGGACGTACAT